TGGGGGCGTGGTATTTGTGAAAAAGCTTACAACTCACAAAAAGCATTAGACACAGAAATGAGAGCAAGAATAGATGCTTTAGCACTAACTGTACACCCTATGATGGGTATAGATGCTTCTCGTATGCCTAGAGGTGCTAAGTTAGATGTTAGACCGGGAAAAACTATTTTAACTAATGGTAATCCTAAAGAAGTTTTAACACCTATGAACTTTGGACAACTAGACCAAGTAACTTTTAGTCAAGCATCACAACTACAAACTATGATACAACAAGCTACAGGTGCTATTGATTCAGCTGGTATTCCCGGCTCTATTAATGGAGAATCAACAGCAGCTGGTATATCTATGGGATTAGGTGCTATTATTAAAAGACATAAGCGTACTTTAATTAACTTCCAAGAAAACTTTTTAATTCCGTTAGTTGAAAAAGCTGCTTGTAGATATATGCAATTTGAACCTGAACTATACCCTGCAAAAGATTATAAGTTTGTAGCTTCTAGTTCGTTAGGTATTATTGCTCGTGAGTATGAAGTAACTCAGTTAGTACAGCTACTACAAACAATGTCACCAGAATCTCCAATGTACCCAATGTTAGTTGAGTCTATTGTAGATAATATGGGATTAGCTAATAGAGAAGCTATTATAGCACAACTAAGACAAGTTAATCAGCCTAACCCTGAACAACAACAAATGCAACAAATGCAACAACAAATGGCTATTGAGCAAGCTAAATCTAGTATTGAAAACCTTAAAGCTCAAACTGCAGAGATTGTATCCAGAATACAACAAAACAATGTTGAAACTCAGTTACTACCTATAGAGGAAGAAACTAAAAGAATAGCAGCATTGGCTAAGTCTGTGGGATTAGATGAATTTGAAAAACTTGTTAAATACGCTGAGTTAGAACTAAAAGAAAAAGAGTTAGATGTTAAAGAGAAAATATCTAAATCACAAGTAAAAATGGCTTCTGATAATAACTCTTGACAAAATAAAATAAATATGATATAATAAGGAAATGATAATAGACCCTGAATTAGAAAAATATTATAACAATTACTTAGAACTCTTTATGGCTGATGGTTGGAAACAGTTTAAAGAAGATACTGAAAATGTTATGAAATCTATAAATCTATTAAACCTTGAAGATGCAAAGCAATTGCATTTAGCACAAGGACAAATGGAAATACTGAATTGGATTCTTGATTGGGAAAACTCTGTAAAAAATTCATACGAGACTTTACAATCAGAAACCATAAGTACAGAAGGACAGGAAAACTTTCAATGAGCTTAATGTTGTTTGATTTTACCTGCCCTAATGGACACACAACGGAGCATTTTACCAAATCCAATGTAAAGGAAGTACAATGCCCTGATTGTGATTTAATGAGTAATCGGATAATTTCACCTGTTAGGTTTAAATTAGACCATACCTTCCCCGGATATCACGATAAATGGGCGAGAGAACATGAGAAAGCCGGTGCTAAAAATAATTAATACCCCACAATACTTTTAAGTACGGAGACATTAAATGACTAAAGTAGCAAACCCACTTGATAAAAGTGAAGTAAATTTACAAGAAAATGAGGAGCTGGTAGACTTATTAACAGAGCTTGATAATAAACCAGAAGAAGAATCAAAAGCAGCTGATAATAATCAGGAAACTGCTGAAACAGAAGAAGTAGCTGAAGCAACTGAAGAAGTAGAAAATACAGAAAAACCAAAACTTGAAGGTAAGTATTCTGGTAAAAGTATTGAAGAAGTTGTACAGATGCACCAAGAAGCTGAAAAATTAGTAGGTAGACAAGGTGCAGAAGTTGGTGAACTTCGTAAAATTGTAGATGAATTTATTAAGAATAAGGTTAGCGAAACTAAAGAAAACTTAAGCAACAATGACAATGCTGAACCAGATTTTTTTGATAATCCAAAAGAGGCAGTAGCTAAAGCAGTATCTGGCTCTGAGGAAATGAAGCAGATAAAAGAATTACTTGTTAAGCAAAATGAGCAAGAAGTTCTTGGGAAGCTAACAACTAAACACCCTGACTATGTAGATATTATACAAGACCCTGCATTTGGTGATTGGGTGAAAAGTTCAAAAGTACGAGTAGAGTTATTAGAAAGAGCAGATAAGTATGATTTTGATGCTGCTGATGAGTTACTTTCATTTTGGAAGGAACGCAAAGGTATCGTTGAGCAGACTAAAGCTATTAATGATGAAGACCGTAAGCAGCAGCGTAAAGCAGCTTCTACCGGTGGTAAGGGTTCAGGAGAACCTGTATCTCGTAAAATCTATAAGCGTTCAGACATAGTCAATTTAATGACTAACAATCCTGAAAAATATAGAGCTAATATTAATGAAATACAAAAAGCTTATGAAGAAGGAAGAGTTAGATAATTTTAACTTTTAATTTAAAGGTGGTATAAAATGGCACTAGGTTCAAACCATGTAACAAATACTACAGCAGCTACATTCATCCCTGAAATTTGGAGTGATGAAATCATAGCAGCTTACAAGAATAATCTTGTATTAGCTAACGCTGTAAACAAAATGTCACATGTTGGTAAGAAAGGTGATACAATTCACATTCCTAAACCAACTCGTGGCTCTGCTTCTGCTAAAGCAGCTTCAACTCAAGTAACATTGATTGCAGCTACAGAAAGCGAAGTTCAAGTTTCAATAGATAAACATTATGAGTATTCTCGTTTAATTGAGGATATTACAGATGTTCAAGCACAACCTTCACTAAGAAGATTTTACACAGAAGATGCTGGTTATGCATTAGGCAAACAAGTTGATTCTGACTTAGGTTTACTATGTAAAACTTTTGGTGATGATAATGGTTCTGGTTCTGACTTTGTTCACTCAAACAGTTTTTATGTTGATGGCTCTAACGGTATTGCTGCTTATGCAGTTGATACAGTTGCAGTAACAGACGTATTTACTGATTTGGCTTTCAGAGAGTTAGTAAAAGAACTAGACGATAACGATACTCCAATGGATGGTAGATTCTTAGTAATTCCTCCATCAGTTCGTAGCACAATAATGGGCATTGACCGTTATGTATCTGCAGACTTTGTAAGTTCTAGTCCAGTACAAAACGGCTTAATTGGTCAACTATATGGTGTAGATATCTATGTATCTAACAACTTACCAGTAGTTGAAACAGCTGCAGCTAACTCAGCTTCTGCTGTTGACACAGTTGGTGCAATTATGTCTCAAAGAGATGCTATGGTTTTAGTTGAGCAAATGGGCGTTAGAACTCAAACTCAATACAAACAAGAGTATCTTGGTGATTTAATGACAGCTGATACACTTTATGGTGTTAAAACTGTTAGACCTGAATCAGGTTTAGTAATCGCTGTTTCTAAATAAGGAAACAAATCGGGGGACTACATTCGTAGTCTCCCTTTTCCTTTTTTTAATTATAAATACATAGAGGTTTAAATGGCAATATATAGAGGTGATGGTGGTGCAGGTGATGCAAATTCAGATATAACAATTAACCAAGTCACAGAAAAAGCAAGTGAAGCCTCTGCCTCCGCAACAGCCGCAGCTTCAAGTGCAACATCAGCTTCCACTTCAGCTAGCAACGCTAGTACATCAGAAACAAACGCAAGTAATTCAGCCACAGCAGCAGCCTCGTCTGCTACTAGTGCAGCTACTTCAGCAACCAATGCTAGTACTTCAGCAAGTACAGCATCAACTCAAGCGTCTAATGCATCTACTTCTGCAACTGCAGCATCAACTGCACAAACAGCAGCAGAGACAGCTAAGACAGCAGCAGAAACAGCAGAAACAAATGCTGAAACTGCAGAAACTAATGCTGCAGCAAGTGCTACCACAGCAACTACTAAAGCGAGTGAAGCATCTACATCAGCTACTAATGCAGCCACAAGTGCTACAACAGCTACAACCAAAGCTTCAGAAGCTAGTACATCTGCTAGTAATGCAGCTACCTCAGCTACTACAGCTTCTACACAAGCAACTAATGCCAGTAACTCTGCGACAGCAGCGGCTACTAGTGCAACCAATGCAGCAACATCTGCAACCGCAGCAGCGGCTAGTGCAACAGCAGCAGCAGCTGAATTAAGCACAGCAGCACTTAAAGCAAATAACTTATCAGATTTAGCAAGTGCAAGTACAGCGAGAACAAATTTAGGATTAGGTACAGCAGCAACAACTGCTAGTACAGCTTATGCTACAGCAGCACAAGGTACTACAGCAGATAGTGCTTTACAAAATATAGTAGAAGATACCACCCCTCAACTCGGTGGTAATTTAGATACACAATCATTTACCGTAGATGGTAGAGATGTATCTACAGATGGTACAAAATTAGATGGTATTGAAGCAAGTGCAGATGTAACTGATACAGCTAATGTAACAGCAGCAGGTGCATTAATGGATAGTGAATGTACATCATTGGCAGATGTAAAAGCATTAAACCAAAGTGTAACATCAAGTGCAAGTCCTACTTTTGTAACCCTTAATGCTACAACAGTAGACTTAGGTAACTGGACTGTAACTGAATCATCAGGTGTATTATATTTTGCTACATCTGGTACAAATAAAATGAAACTAGATGCTTCTGGTAATCTTACTGTAGTCGGAGACATCACAGCTTATGGTACAGTTTAATGGCGTTACAATCATCAGGTGCAATAAGCCTTAGCGAAATACAAACTGAGTTTGGTGGTAGTAATCCTATATCAATATCAGAATATTATGCTAGTGGTGCTTATGTAGCATCTGGTACAACAGGAGATAATGGTGCTATACCTACATCTGGTGAAATATCTATTGGAGATTTTTATGGAGCAGCAGCGGTTACAAGGGTGACAATTACATTAACTACAAGTGCTGATACAAATGGATATAACATCTTTAATAACAGAGGTGGTACATATGTTGCTGGGCAATCTGACATAACTCTTGTTAATAATGCAAATATTTATAGTACATCTGGTGTTGCTTTAGATACAGGAACAGGTTGGACTGCTGGTGATACTATTACAATTGATAACAATGCTTTAATTGTTGGACACGGTGGTGATGGTGGTAATGGTGGGAATTTAAACTCAACACACGCAAGTTCAAATGGAACAAATGGTGGAGCTGGAAGCACAGCATTTAATTTACAATATAACATTACTTTAGACAACACAGGTGGAACTATCTCAGGTGGTTCTGGTGGTGGTGGTGGTGGTGGTTCTGGTGTTTCAGGTCAAGCTGTAAAAGGTGGCACAAATTATGGTGGTTGCACAGGTAGTGGAGGTGGTGCTGGTCGTGCTTCTGCTAGTGGTGGCTCTAAGGGTACAGGTACTGCACAAAATAGCACAACACAGGGTAATAATGGTAATGCTTCAAGTATTACAAATCTAGGTACAGGTGGAGCTGGCACAACAAACACAGCTTGGGGTACAGCAACAGGTGGAGCTGGTGGTAATGGTGGAGCTAATACTGCAAGTGCTGGTGCAAATGGTGCTGGTGGTAGTGGTACTAGTGCATCTTCTGGTGGTACAGGTGGAGCTGGTGGAAAAGCTGTTAATCTGAATGGTAATTCTATAACATATACAGCAACAGGAACAATTTATGGAGCGGTATCGTGATTTTATTTAGAGCATTTATAAATAATAAAAAAGTAGTCAACAGAGTTTATTGGGCTGGTAGTGAAGATGCAGAAACAGTAGCAGTTAAGAAAAGAGTTACTGATGTATTTACCAACGAAACATTCCCATTTCCTATTATGATATGGGGTGTCAATATGGACGACAATGTAATTACTTTCCATCAATGTTCAGTAGAACAAGACCATAAAGACAGCAGTAAATTCCAAAACAGTTTATTACTTGATGCAGATTTTATGAGATATATCTATAATCTTGATACACAAACTAAGACGATTGAAATATTTTATAAGCATAATCAAGCAACACCTGTTGTAGATTTAGGTGCTGGGATTACTGTATATCGTATATCAGATATATGTAATGCAAACTTTGAATTACAAAACACTCAAGCCTTATATGTTCAAGGCACAAATGATGATATATGGGCGTGGGCTACATCATTAAAATCTGATGTAGTTATGCCTATTTCTAAAGATAAAACATTACACGAGAAAGATTCATATAAATTTCAATTTAATAGTGCTGGTGAATTGCAGTCAGTTCAATTGTTTGCACACCTAGAAAGATATATGGTGTATGGAAAAGGAGAAAACTTGTTTGTTGAATATACCTGTGATTTTGCAGATGAATTAACTAATCTTGCTGATACAGAGATTGTTATACCTAACTATGATAATCACGGCAACAGAATTGCACAAGAAGTTAATAAAGAAGATATTAAAGAATATATAATGATTCCTAAAGAAGATGGAAGTGGTGGCTATGATAAAGTTCTTCTCAAAGATTTATAATCAATGTGGTATTGGTTCTAGCCATGTGATTACTAGAACTGGCAATCCCATGTTAAAACGGTGGGGTATTTGGACACCATATTTTACTGTATTATTTTCTAAAATATTTGCAATTAAACAAATACCACATAATCACGAAGGTTCTTTTATATCTTTTTTATTGTGGGGTTCATATACAGAAGTTGTAAATGGTATTGCAACAAAAAAGAAATGGATTAATAAGTTATCGCATAATCAGTTTCACGAAATAAAAGCAAATAAACCTGTATATACATTAATGTTTATGGGTGTTATTAAAAATAAAATAACATCTGGTATTGTTAATAATAAAGTAATACCATCAAATAAAATTGTAAGGGGATACAAATGAATGAAAAACAAAAATTTTTAACGGAAGCTGACATAGATAGAATAGCAGAAAAAGCAGCTGGAAGAGCATTAGAAAAAGTATATGCTGAAGTTGGTAAAAGTGTATCTAAAAAACTAATGTGGATTATGGGTGTTGTATCTATAAGTTTAATAGTATGGCTATCTAGCTTTGGTGGTATAACTAAGTTATAAGGAGGCAATATGTATAAACTTGCAAAAATAATGGCGGCACATCCAAATAGGAAAATCAATGGTCAGTACAGAAGATTGTACTATCGTGGAAGGATGCCACATAAATTATGACAGATAAGAAAAAAGACAGCAGGTTAAAAAAAGCAGGTGTATGTTGTTATAATAAACCTAAACGTACCCCTAACCATCCTAAGAAATCTCATGTAGTAGTTGCTAAACAAGGTGATAAAATAAAAACTATTAGGTTTGGAGAGCAAGGAGCTAGTACAGCAGGTAAACCTAAATCAGGGGAGTCAGCTAAAATGAAAGCAAAAAGAAAATCATTTAAAGCTAGACATGGTAAAAATATAGCTAAAGGAAAAATGTCAGCAGCTTATTGGGCGAATAAAGTAAAATGGTAAAAAAGAAAACAAAAAAAAGTACAGTAAATAAAGCAGGTAATTATACTAAACCTACTATGCGTAAAAATCTTTTTAACAAAATTAAAGCAGGTAGTAAGGGTGGTAAGCCCGGACAATGGTCAGCTCGTAAAGCTCAAATGTTAGCTAAACAATATAAAGCTAAAGGTGGTGGTTATGTCTAATAAAACTAAAAGACAACAAAGTTTAACTGATTGGACTAATCAAAAGTGGAGAACATCTAGTGGTAAACCTAGTAATGGTAAAAGAAGATACTTACCGGATGCAGCTTGGAATGCTTTAACACCCGCTGAGAAAAGAGCTACTAATGCTGCTAAAGCAAAAGGTAATAGAAAAGGTAAACAGTTTGTAGCACAACCTAAAAAGGTAGCAAAGAAAGTAAAAAAGTACCGTACAACATAGGAATATAAAATGACATACTTACAAGTAGTAAACAATATTTTAAAACGATTAAGGGAAAGAACTGTAGCATCTGTAAATGAAACAACATACTCTAAATTAATAGGGGTGTTAGTTAATGATGCTTTAATAGATGTAGAGAATGCTTGGCATTGGTCAGGACTTCGTAATACACTAACAGCTACCACTTCCAATGGTATATTTAATTATGAACTTAATGGTACACAGAATAGATTAACAGTATTAGATGTTATAAATGAAACTGATGATTTTTTCTTAAAACAAAAAAGTTCACATGATTTTAATAATTTATTTTTAAATACAGAACCAGCAACAGGCTCACCCTATTACTATTGTTTTAACGGTATAAGTTCTGACGGGGATACACAAGTTGATTTATATCCAATACCTGATAAAGCTTATACGATTTACTTTAATGTAATATTAAGAAGTGCAGAATTAGAAAGTGATGCAGATACTTTTAGCGTACCAACTAAACCTATTGAACTATTAGCTTATGCACTAGCTGTAGAAGAACGTGGAGAAGATGGTGGTGCTACTACAACAAGTGCATATGCTAGAGCAAACAATGCCTTACAAGATGCTATAGCTTTAGATGCAGCTAAACACCCAGAAGAAAGTATTTGGTATGAAGCTTAATTACTTAGGAATTATTAAATAATGTCAAAACAAATATTAACAGCATCATTAGTAGCCCCAGCATTCTTAGGTTTAAATACCCAAGAGTCTAGTGTAGCTAATGACCCTAGCTTTGCTTTAGAAGCTAATAACTGTATTATAGATGAATTTGGTAGATTAGGTGCAAGAAAAGGTTGGTTATATCGTACTACTTCCGGTGGTACAGGTGTTAACTTAAAAGGTATGCACCCCTTTTTAGATATAGCAGGAACTAATACTTTAGTGTCTTGGTCTAGTACTAAATTTTATACAGGACTGGCTACATTAACAGAACGCACCCCTACTACTACTGATACTATTAGTGCTGGTAATTGGAGTAGTGCAACACTAAACGATATAGCATATTTCTTCCAAAGAGATTATAAACCTTTATATTACACAAATGAAACTACACCTAATGAATTTAAAAGTATAGACCAACACACAGGAAGTTCAGGAACACCACCAGAAGCTAATATAGTTATGTCAGCCTTTGGTCGTTTATGGGCTGCTGATACTACAACTAATAAAACTACAGTATACTTTACTGATTTATTACATGGATATAAATGGGGTGGAGGTAGTTCTGGTTCTTTAAACATAGCTGGAGTTTTACCTAAAGGTCAAGATGTAATTACTGGTTTAGGTGAAATGAATGGTAACTTAATTATATTTTGTAAAAACCATATTATTATATATTCAGATGGAGATAACTTTGCATCTACTATTAGTACAACTTCTTTAACTTTAGTTGAGGTTATTTCAGGGGTAGGGTGTATAGCTAGAGATAGTATTCAAAATACAGGAACTGATATTGTATTTTTATCGGCAACTGGATTACGTTCATTAGGTAGAACAATACAAGAAAAATCTCAACCATTAAATGATTTATCTAAAAATGTAAGAGATACATTTATGGATATAGTTAATAGAGAAAGTGACCTAGGTTTAGTTAAATCTTGTTACTTTCCTGAAGAAGCTTTTTATTTAATTAGTTTACCGGAAGCAGCACAAGTATTTTTATTTGATACTAGGGGTACTTTAGAAGATGCTTCATTAAGAGTAACTACTTGGAATAATTTAAGTCATACTGATTATGTTTATGATGCTACTAGTAAAGTTATGTATCTAACACAAACAGATGGTATAGCTGAGTATAGTGGTTATAACGATAATGGTAGTGCATATACCATGTCATACTTTACTAATCATTTTGATTTTAATAAACCTAATATACTTAAATTAATAAAGAGAGCAGCAGTTACAGCTATTGGAAGTTCATCACAACCTTTTACTTTAAAGTGTGGTTTTGATTATACAACTAATTATTTTAGTTTTCCATTTACTTTAAGTCAATCAGCAGTATCAGAGTACGGTATAGCTGAGTACGGAAGTAATGCAGCAACAATAGCAGAGTATCATTCAGGTATTTCTTTGGAAAGACTTGATTCTTCTATATCAGGTTCAGGTTCAATAGTACAACTTGGTATTGAAACAACAATAGATGGGGCGTTATTAAGCGTTCAAAAACTAGACATTTACACTAAACAGGGTAGGATTATATAATGAGTAATTATTCAAAAACAACAGACTTTGCAGCAAAGGATGCGTTATCTACAGGTAATGCAAATAAGATTGTAAAAGGTACAGAGATAGATGATGAATTTGATGCCATACAGACAGCAGTAAACAGTAAAGCTGATACTAATAATGCTGCTTTAACAGGTACACCAACAGCTCCAACAGCTAGTGCTGCTACTAATTCAACACAAATAGGCACTACAGCTTATGTAACATCTGCTATCACTACTGCAGTTGCTGCAGCTAAAGCAGCTTTATTTCCAGTAGGGACTATATACACACAAGCAGCAGTAGCTACTAACCCCGCAACCTTATTAGGTTTTGGTACTTGGGTATCATTTGGTGCAGGTCGTGTTATGGTAGGTATAGATGGTAGTGATACAGCATTTGATACATTAGAAGAAACAGGTGGTAGTGCAGATGCTATTGTAGTAAGTCATACACATACAGCAACTTCTACAGTAACTGACTCCGGACACAAACATTTATCTGCTCAAGGTACAGAGTTCCCAAGTTATGGGTCATCTGGAACTGCTGATGGCCCTAATGGTTTAAGAAGTGGAGACCCGCATGGTTTTACAGAAACTAAAACAACAGGAGTTACTGTTGCTACATCTATAGCATCAGCTGGTTCTAGTGGTACAGATGCTAACTTACAACCTTACATAGTTGTATATATGTGGAAAAGAACTGCTTAATGAAAACACCTGTAATACTTTATAAAGATTATACAATATTTACAGAACAGTACGAGGACAAATTATTTTTACATTGTGATGTTTACAAATGGAATAAAGAAACAAAGAAAAGTTTACAACATAGTTTAGATTTAATACTAAGATTATACAAACAAGATGTATATGCTTTACATGAAAACACTGATGATAACAAACATAGGAAATTTTTAGAAATGTACAAATTTGAATTATATAGCACAGAGATGGGCCTAGATGGTTTGTTACATCAGGTCTGGAGAAAACGAAATAAAACTAAGGAGATAAAAAATGGGTAGTAGTATAGGAAAAATATTAGGTGGAGAAAAAGCACAGCCAGCTAAAGCTGCACCCGGAGCTAGGTTTGAACCGTTTACATATACAGGTTTAGCGGGTACAGCAACAGGAAGAAAAGAAGGTGATTTAGGATTTAGGTTTGAACAAGAACTAACCCCTGAATTACAAGCGTTGTATGGGCAAGGTATTGCTGCAACTAGCCCCTTACTTTCTCAATACTTAGAACAGGCACAAGCCCCTATCCCTACATTTGATTTTACGGGTGATGATTTAAGAGCAAGGGAGCAACAAATATTACAAGAGCAAACTGCTTTATTAACACCTGAACTAGAAAGACAAAGACAACAATTAAGAAGTGATTTGTTTGGGTCAGGTCGTTTAGGATTACAAGTGTCAGGAGAAGCAGTAGGTGCTGGGGAAGGTACAGGAATGGTTAGCCCTGATGCTTACGGATTAGGTTTAGCACAATCTAGGGCATTAGCTGAGTTAGGGCCACAAGCAAGACAACTAGCTTCCGCAGAAAGATTACAAGACTTTGGTTTACAATCTGAGCTATATAATATAAATCAAGAAGCAAGACAACAACAACTAGTTAACTTACTAGGTGGTCTAGGGGCTAGTATGGGTACATTTAAAGATGTATTAGGTATAGAGCAAGGTTTAATTGGTCAAGCTTCTGGATTAGAACAAGCTCGTGCTGCTGCAACTGCTGGAGCATTCCAAGCAGGTACACCAGCTACAGGGCGTAAGCCGGGATTATTCGAACAAATGTTAGTAGCAGCTGCAGGTTCTGCTGGTAAAGCTTATGGAGGTGCATAATGGCAGGGATGATTAAAAATATATTTGGGTTAGATACTGCATCTATATTAGAAAAAAGAGCAGAAGAAAATAGAAAAAAAGCACTAGCAAGAATAAAAGCTGGTAATATAGACCCTACGGTAGCTATACTAGGTCAACAGTTTGGTGATATGTTAGGGCGTGGCTTAATGAAAAAGCTAGGGTATGAAGACCCTGAAATGTCTAAGGCAAAAAAAAATGAAGCTTTACAAAAAGAGTTACAGGAAGATTTAGCAAAGCTTGATAAGACAAGTTCAGATTATTACAATAGGATAGCGGAAGCATTTTTAACTAATAACGATTATCAAAGAGGAGCAGCAATGCTTGGTATAGCTCAATCTATTGATGCTAGAAATCTTAAAAAAGAAAAAGAAATAAAAGAAAAAGAAAAAGAAGATAGAGGTAAACCTTTTGTTCCCTCGTTAGCAACTAAAGCAGAAAATGATTTATATTCTAGTATTATAGATGATTCAGATTTTTCAGGTATAAATAATAAAGATGAACTTATAACTAGAATACATAATGATTTAGAAAATTATAAAGACAAGTGGAAAAAGAAACAGAAGAAAGAGGGGCGTGAAGATACTTGGGGAGGTGATAAAGATGCTGTATTAGCAATTCTTAACCAGTATAAAAATAGTGGTTTAATAGAAAAAGATAGTGATTTGATAGACGGTATGAATATACCTT